AACGGCTTCCTCTGCTTTCTTTGCATTGGCCCGCTCAAAATCTAATATAGACGCGAGGTTATCACGCTCTTTTAAGGCTGTGTCAAGGTGCGGCTGCACCTGCTCGCGGCCTATGTTGATGAGCCAGTTGCCGACCGCTAGGCCCACTCCGAGGAGCGCCAGTGAGATGACGATATACGGCGCCTGCCGCAGCAGCCACGCCTGGATCATTTCTCAGAGAGCGGCTGGGTCGTGATGGCGCGCAGCGCGATGTTCGCCATGGCGCCAGCGGCCAAGATCGCCGCCGCGACTTGTGTGCCGAAGAGCGTGGTCAGGTGAGCGCCGATCAGCTCAAGGCCGCCGAGCACGGCGAGCAGGACGTTCCACCATACTGTCTTGGATTTCAATGCACCCTTAATCATTTGATTCCCTCATGCTCTAGGCTGTAGTGATTACCGTCTTGAAAACGACCGCCCCAACGCGCATCTGGCGCTTGCTTCTCCCACCACTCGCCGAGCGGCTTGTGGTCTTCTGTGCCTTGCAAGAACTTGCCGTCTTTGAAGAGGTTAAGGTCGATCGCAAGGCGCTGCTTGTGCGCACTCCTCGGATGGCCGTAGCCCATCTTGACCCCCAGCGCGCCATGCACTCGAGGGTCGCGGAAGGCATCGCCCAGCGTCACCTCAAAACCCAACTCGTGGGCCTTGTCGATAAGCCGCGCGACAAGTCGTGCGAAGCGGCGCTGCTTTTGGCCGAGGGATTCGGTCATCGTCGAGCTGGCCCAATTCTGCTGAAGTCTATGTTTGGCTCAAACATTTGCTCTTCTTCTAAAACCCTAAACCCAGCCGGCAAGGTCGGAGGCGGTGGCGTGGGAGCAGGGCGATTTGCACCGATCGTCGTGGTGGCGCCAGCAACCGGGCCTAGTAGCCCTCCGCGTGGCCCTTGGTCACGGCGAGCTAGTGATCGTTGCATGCTAGGCCCAAGCACTGACTCTCTTGAGAGATAACGCGCCCCGGGATAAGACAATGCGGCCAACGAACTAAGCGCAGCATACGGGCTTGTTGCCCCAGCTAAAAATGGAGCCGATCCAAGGCTAGTGCCGAGCAATGTCGTGACCGCTGCGTCCATAGCCGATACTGGGCTAGATTTAAGTTCCTGCGCCGCAGATGGGAATGCTCGCCCAAATCGAGCGATCGTCGCCAAGTCTCCAGTCAACGGTTTGCGCCGCTGAAGTTCGGTGGACAAGCTTGCGGCGTTGACGTTACCCGTTGATGGATTCATCGCATTTTCAACAGAGTGACTTTTTGCGATTAAACGACGTGCATTTCTAAACTCATTAACAAGCGTCATGTCACCCTGACGAATGAGTTCCCGTTCCATAAGGTCTTCAAGAGCTTCGGCAGCATCCATTTGGGCATTTCCAAGTGATCGCTGCGCAGGACTTTGCACGCCAAACCCAAGGTTAGTTTTGGCCTTGTACCTCAAATCTTTAACAAGTTTTACTAAACCTCCCGCACTGAAGTTTTCTTCTGTAAGTCCCTTAACGAGGTCTGAAATGTCTTTCATACCCTCAATCTTCAAATCAGGAAAGTCTCTAGAAATCTGTATTACATCTTCCTCAAGAGCTGCAAGATCATTCAGATATTGGTCATCAGCAGAAAATCTGCGATTTGTTTTAACTTTTTCGTACACCATTCCGGCTTGCTTTCTGGCTTCTAGCACAGCTTCTGGTGATAAAGGGCGATCTTCTGGCAACCCAAGAGCGCGAGCTGCAAGCCTGTTGGTCACTTGCTGGTTTCTTTCAGCAGCCGCTTGCTGTGTCATCACCTTGCCAGAAACATTTTCTCGCACAGTCGTTCTGCCAACGGTTGCGGGCGGCACGACGTAGCCGGCATTATTGGCCTCTGCGAGCAAAAGGTCTTGCATGCTCTGCTGCCCAATGAATGGGGTTTCAGAGACTCTCTGTAGTTCTCTAGAAAGAAGGTTGGTCGCCTTTGCGCGCGCCTCTGGCGCACCTCCAGCCATGGCCGTAACACCAGTCTCAAGTATCCCCTGTGGCTCAGGAAGCCCCAAATTGGTAAGAGACTGGCTAATAGCCTCAGATGGTTGGCGAATGTTTTGTCCCGTAGCAAGGTTATACGCGGCAACTGCTGCATCAAGCGGAAGCCCAATAAGGCTTGACGGGCCTTGCAATAGACCTCTTGCGGTTAGCCCTGCCATGCGACCGCCTTGGCCGCTCATAGAAGCGTTCAGCAAAGACATTGAAAGCGGCAGCGTTGGAGACACACTACGCGCAATCCTAGCCTCATCTTCTTTCCGCTTTTTATCCTCATCTGGGATGAGCATAAAGCCAGGAGGTAATTGTTGACTCATTATCTTACTCCAATCGGCTGTCCAGTCCGCTCATCAACCCATCTGCCATTTTTGAACACGGCAGTAGTTCTCCCATCAAGACTTACTGCTCTTGTGCCTTCTCTAACCGTTTGGGCTTGAGGGCGTTGCGGCTTTTCAATGGTTGTTTTTTGAATGCCCATTGATTTGAAGTAGTTATCAAGTTCTCCCTTTTCAACACGCTGGTTATAGCGATCAATGATGCGATTAGAGACATTACCTCTAATCTCTGTCATTTTCTTTATCGTTTCAGTGTTGAGAGATTTCGTACCAGTTACTACTTCACGCAAAAACTCTCGCTCTGCCGGAGTATCAAGTCCTCTTGCACCAATACCGAGAGCACTCAACTGAGCAAAAACTTCAGACCCAAGGAGCGCATCAAGAACTTCAGTGTCTGTAATTCTCTTGTCTTCTCGCCCCGCAAGTTTTTGTTTCAACCGCGCAATGCTTAACTCAGTCTCAGCAAGTACACCAGTAAACGGCTGTCCAGACTCCAATATGTTAAGGGTGTCATAAACCTTGCTAAGGTTGTCTACCGCTGCTTGCGCTGCTTTGTATGCAGCGTCTTGCGATTCAAAGCGAGTTTTGCCAGCAATCTTTTCGTATTCTTTTTCCCCTTCTTGTCCAGGCAAAACAATACGAGAAGCGCCGGCTCCTTTTATGAGCTTCTGATAGTCAATAAATGAACCTGGGTATCCTTGAGCAACAGCAACTTGATACCCACGCATGTCATCGGTTAATTTTGGAGCTTCAGGAGGCGTAATAAACCGTCCAGTCTCTCGATCATAAATCGACCCACCAACAACCTGCTGCCCAATTCGTCCTTTCACCATCTCCGCAAGTTGCGGATTCATCTCAAGAGCGGCAGCGCCAGCAGGCGACGCAAGAAGCGCCGGCAAGTTATAACCAGACAGAGGTCTTACCTCATCAAGTTGTCGTTGCTCTCCGACATCTGGGCCAACACCATAAGCCTTTCCACCGATGCTGGTAACGCCACCAGCACCAAGCCTTGCTGCGATCGCTGCCTGCGCCTGCTGGATATCTTGCATGGCACGCTCACGCATTGGCCGCTCACGCTGCATGGCCCTTGCCTGCATGACATTTGTCAGTGCAGCCGACCCACCTTCAGGCGACACCATGCCACGGCCAATGATGCCGATCGCAGAGCGACGCGCCGCAGCGCGTTCCTCTGGGGTCATGGTGGCAAGGTCTTCTCCGAGCAGACCGCCAACGTAGCGGTCAAACCCGCGTCCCAATCTTTTTAAAAGTCCGTCACGCTCTGCCATACATCACCTCAATCAAAGAGCAGGCCGCGCATCTTGCGACCGCCGTAAGCGCCGTACAGGTTGCCATATAACTGCATGGGGTTTGCACCCTGCGGCATCATGGGCTTTATAGAAACAAAACTCTTCAAGTCCATTTCTGAACCGGGCGCCCCGGGTTCAAAGGAAAACGGGCTAGAGGCACCCTCGCCAAACACACCGCTCGAGATGCCACGCATGACACCACGGCCTAACGTGCCGGCCTTTTCGTAGTCCTCGCCGTACCGCTTACGCGCCTCGGCCTCGCTCTCCTCGCCGATCTTCTTAAACTTCTTTAGAAAGTCCATGTTATGCCTTCCTGCGGCGCTTGCCGCCTTCAACCTTCTGATCCAATTCCTTTACGGCCTCGGTCAAAAGGCCAACCAACTGCGGCAGATTGTACTGGCGCATTCCATCTGACTCACGGCGCGAGACCGCCTCTGGCATGACCTTCTCAATGGACTGCGCAGACATTCCCATGTCTTCCTCGCCACCCTTGTCCTCGCCCTCGTTCTCGCTGTAACCGTCTTCCCACTCAAACTCAATGCCCTTGAGACGGTTGACCTTATCAAGGGGGTTCTTGATGCCCTTGATGTTCTTCTTCATGTTTTCGTCGGAGCCAAACGCACCGATCACGCGACCGGCCATGTCCCAGTACGACGGTCGGCTTGTGACCGTGCCGGTCTGGGTCACGTTCATCGGACTCGCGCTCACCGCACCCTGCCGGATCGCAAGTTGCTGGAGCGGGAACTGCTGCCGTCGGAAGTCCTCTTCACGCGCCGCGTTGAGGAACTGCTGGTACAGGTTCTGCTGCGCCGATCCAAGTCCCATCATGGCAGCGCCGGCACCGTAGCGGTTCTGTAGCGCCATCTGGCCGAGGTTGGCAAGGTTGGTCGCCGTGGCGCCACGGAACTGCCCAGCCTGAAGTCGCGCCGCCTCATACATGCGCTGCGCCTCTAGCTCACGCTGCGCTTGCTGCTCTCCGGCACCTAACTCAAGTTGCCGTGCGCGCAGCGCCGCGTCTTGGTTACGCGCCGCCGCATCCGCCATGGCGCGCTGGTTCGCCTCCTCTGCGGAAAGCCCCATCTGCATGTACTGCATCACCGCATTCTGGTTCGCCCTCGCCGCCTCAAGCCCAGCCTGCACGTTGAACTGCCCAGTCTGCGCCGCTTGCCGCTCACGCTCTGCTTGGGCCTGCTGGTTTGCTCGCGCAGCCTCAAGTGCCGCCTGCACGTTTGTGGTTTCTGCCGTGAGGCCCATGCGCTGCGCCTCAAGGCCAGCCTGCTGGTTACGCGCCGCCGCATCCATTTGCGCCTGCTGGTTCGCCTGCTCGGCGGTCAGTCCGGCGCGCATGTACTCCTGAACTGCCGCCTGATTGGCACGATCAGCTTCTAGTTGCGCCTGCACATTTGTCGTCTCTGCGGTCAAACCAAGTTGACCAAGGCGCATGTCACGCTCTTGGTTGCTGATCTGGCCCGCCTGAGCAAGACGCATCACTTCCTGCGCCGCCGCTTGGTTGGCAAGTGCCGCCTGCTGCTGCCGCCCCACATCGGCTTCTCGTAGCGCCGCTGCCTCACGGAAACTCTGCGCACGCTGCTCGGCGACAAACCGATTGCGCTCACGCGCCGCCTCGCCGGCGGCAATCCCCTCTTGAACTGCCGCGCGCGACCCACCAAATGCTCGAGCAGCAGTCGCGCGCTGGGCGCGCTGCATACGGGCTTGCTCTTGCGCGCGGTCAATGTCAGAAAGGCCGACGTCAATCACGCCCTGCTGGTAAGGGTTGGCGTAGGCGCTAAGGTCACCGCCCACGTCACGCCCAAGGAAGGAGGCCGCCTGCACCATCGGCGCAGCACCCGGCGCGGCAATGTCACGCGCCGCAAACGTCGTACCGACGCGACCGGCGCCAACGAAGCGTGGGCCGCCGGCAAGCGACGCGCCAACCCTTTCTGCCCCAATGCGTTCTGGGGCGAACGTGGTGCCGACGCGACCGGCGCCAATCATCTGCGCCGCAGCAGGGCCGGCGACTTGTCCTGCCGTGACACGCTCAGGGCCACCGGCAAGCGACGCACCAATACGCTCTGCCGCGATACGCTCCGGCGTGACGCGGGTATCAATGCCGCGCGTGCTGATCGGGCCAGCCTGGTAGCCAAGGTCGGCAAGCGACTGCCGTGCCGCCGCCTCAATCTCAGGAACGAACCCGCCTTCCTGCGCGATCCGTCGCGTCATGGCCTCGCCGGCCATGTAGTCACGCGTGAACGGCGCGACCATGAGGCCGCGATACGGTTCATACGGGATCGCCGCGACTTGCTCCGCGAACGCTAGGTTCCCCAGCACACGGTTATAAATCTGCGGGTCAATCTCCGTCTTGGAGACTTCCTTCTTCTTGGACTGGAATATCTTGCTCATAGTCTTTTCTCGAGCACCACGGCGGTGCGTTTGTAGCCTTCCAATGCGCGCTGCCAGCCGGGTCGCCCCATAATCAGCAGCGTGTCGCAGTTAATGTGCCTCGCCCACTCCTCAAGCACCGGGCGAATGATGTTGTCAATTTCCTTCAGATCGCCCGCGCCGATGATGACAGTGAGCTGCTTTAGCCTTGGGAAAATATCAATCGTCGTGATAACACAACTATTTTCCGAAGACCAAAATTGGTACTCGCCGCTCTTGATGCCCTTCACCACGTCGGCGTAGTTCATCTGCCCGTACCCTTCGGCAAGCGCACGGTCAATGAGTTCGCGGAACGGGGCGACGTACTCCAGCCCCTCTACCTCTTCGTGGCTCATCGCTCACCACCCGCAACCGCATCGAGGCGCATCACGCCCACGCGCCAGTCGGTCAATGAGTCGCCGGTGATCTTCATCTCTACCTGCCGCCCGGTAAACCGTACCGGGGTGTAAATCGAGTCAATGGTATACGTTCTCGTGGACTGTGAACCGTTCGGCGCGAAGCTCGTCAGGAACTGCACGCCGACCGAGCCTTGCGTCTTCTCGTCGGCAATGAGTTGCCGCGCCACCATGATCCGATCGCCCTGCCCAAGCTCTATCGGCCCCGTCTGCGCGAACGGCGTCGCGCCGTCGTAGGTCACGCCGACCTCATGCTCGTAGACGTAGCCGTCAGTGGAAACCATGATCGGGTAGTTGAAGACGCCACGATCCGTGCCAGCGGTGCGACCGAGCGAGCCGATCATCCAGTGGCCCTCGCGGTAGTTGTGCACGACGTAGGAGTCCACCTCGCTGTTTGTCGCAGAAGGATAGAACCACCACACCTCGCCAAACTGGTTGTTGGCGACCGCGTACACCTTTGACCGCTGCGCCTGCGAGAGATTGTTCACCACATAGTCGAGCACGTCACACTTCAATGGGCGCACGAATCCGTCGTAGGTGAAGAAGCCGGCAGGCGACCACCAGTACGCGACAGACTCCACGGCGGCGACCGCCTGCGCAGAGATCAGACCGCAGCCCGTGGCGATACGCTCAAATCCGTACACATACGGCGCCCCTTGGTACTGGGCCGTGTGTACGTCAACGTCTGTGAAGATCAGGTTCACACCGCGCAGTCGCTTGCCCGCGACGATGGAGCCGGTTGTCTCTAGTTCTATGTCACCCGCTTGGTTCGTGATCGCGGGCGTCCATGTAGTGTTGTCTTCTTGATCTGACCACGCCACCTTGCGCGCGTTGCCGCCCGCGCCCAGCGCGAACACGAAACGCTCTGCGGTGACGAGCACGGCCTTGTTGCTGACGGGCGCGTTGGCGAGCGCCACCGCGTCGTTGTTTGTGTCCAAGTCCCACTCGTAAATCTTGCCATCCGCGTTGGAGCAGGCGAGCAGGTACTCGCCCCAGTTATCAAGGCTCCACGTCGTCGCCGGGGTGGACGTGCCGGTGTCAGGTCGCGGGGTGCCGTAGGAGAAGAGGCCGTAGGGGCCGCCGCCGTAGCCGAGGTTCAGCACCGCGTCGGCGTTGCCTGGCGTAAACCCTGCTGGCGTGATGTCCGTGAGCGTACCGGACTCGCTCATTGCAAAGAGTTTGCTGTGCGTGCCGAGCGCGATCCAGCGCACGTTCGCGTTGGTGCGCCACGTCAGGAGGCCACGGCACTTGCCCGTGAGCTGGCTCGATGCACGCTTACGCCACCCGCCCACCGGGCGCATGGTGCCTTCATACCAGCGCACGAGGCTGGCGTCACGCCAGCGGCCCTTGCTCTGGTAGTCGGTGCCGTTGCGATAAACGCCCGGCTGGATGTTGAGCGGAATCAACGCCAAGGCGTTACTCCTTTACAGGTAAAACAAAACCCTTAACGAACACAACCAAGACCGTGATGGCGGCGGCGATCCCGGCACGCCACTTGATGAAGGCCACTAAGTTCTCTGCCGTTGACCACGCATCGGCGAGCTTCTTTAGGTCGCACTTCACCTCAGCCATGTCGCTCTGCAAGAGTTCCATGTCCTTTCTCAGTAAGGCTAGTTCCACGGTCTGATCCTGCTCTGACATATCACGCTTCCTTCTGCTCTGGCTTAGGCTTTACTTGTCTTTTACCCACGGCAACGGCGGCGTGACGACCGGAGGGTTCTTGGCATTGGCGATCTGCTGCTCAACCGCTGCTTCTGCGCTTTGCTTGTCCACGCCATTCGCCCAAATCCAGCCGAGGACTTGGTTTTGCGTCAAGTTCGCATACGGCGTAAACGAACCGCTTGGAGCGGGAACACCGCAAGTGCTATAGACGCTGCCCGAATAATCGCCGTCCACGCCAGCGCAAGTCCAATGCACGTTAAACACAACGTCTTGATGGTTGTCGGATTCGGGGTAGCAGTCCATCGCGGTGACAGACCAAGTGATTACAGTACTCATTGCTTTGCTTCCTCTGGTTTCGGCAAGTGCGGCTGCACCTGTGCTTTTAGTTTTTCAAACAAGGGCCACGCGCCTTGGCTCGTCGGGAGTGACCCGACAAGGTTAGTAAGAGCCACGGCTTCTTCAAGCGAGAGTTTCAGTTCAACGTCGGACATGGTTGCTCCTTAACCGCAATACAAAACTGTGGGGACGCAGTACGATCCGTCGTCGTATTCGTGCGTCTTGACCGTGCTAGTAACTTTGCCGATGGTGCTGCTGCGAATGATGTCGTCCGCTTGGACACGCGCCGTTCCGTCGCCGTTAGACTCCAGCAAGTCACCTTCCTGCACCGTGACGCTGCCATTCACGCGGCAGATAAACGCACCGACCGCCGTGATGTACATATCGTTGGTCGTCGTCCAGTCGTTGTCCCACGCCATGAATACGCCGTAGACTTTTTTACTGCCAGCGGTGTCGCTGATCTTGGACTTTGGCAGACGCTCGTTCTGCTCTCCCGGCCATACACACAGTTCGTTGATGGAT